TATTATTATATTTATACATCTTATCAAAATCTTCCTGCAAAGTTTCAATCTTGGTTTCTAACTGCTCTACTCTTACATTTGTAAAGTGTGCTTCTGTTGCACCAATTAAATACAAGTCTTTATAATATCTAACTCTGTTCTGATTTCTTGTAATTTCTGTACTAATCTCTTGTAGTGTTTTCATAGCATTATTGTTTAAAGTAATTAGAAATGTGGCTACCGTAACTATGTTCCCAACCTAATTGAAGTTCTGCTATGTATCTCATAGAGTCAAAAGTTCTAAAACTAATATCGTAAATGTAATCAGTAGATTTTAAATCTTCTTCAACAGATATAACTGTATCAGGATATTTTTCCTTCTCATCTTTAAGCGATGTAATAAATTCGTCTGTTAATCTTTCGTATAATGTCATAATGTTTGTTTTAATTATACACCAAATATACAATATATATCAATACCAAACCTTAAAGAAATGTTAAAATTACCTAATATTATAAGTTCCTGATGACATTCCCTGCAATAAGTACATTAAACCATACCTAATAGCATCTAAAAAGTGATTAAAGTCATCAACAGGTGTTTCTCCTTTATCTTTCCATACATAGTTATTAAGTTCTCTTATAATACCTAAAGACTTAGCATCTACTATAATCTCATAATCCTGCATTAACGCAATACCACTTAATATACTACCTTTCTTTTTAATAGTTGCTCTAATGTTTACATCTTTCTTCTTAATCTCACTTAATAGTCGAGGTTCAGAGTTATCACAAATAATCAAATCTAATCCACATTCTCTCTTATTAGCAGTAGCTATCTCTGTGGTACTCATATGTGCCTTACCGAAGATTTCCTTAACCCAAATCTTACCTGCTTGTTTATCTACTGAAATCTTTACAAGTGTTGTTAAATCGGCTGAGAATCCAAAATCCTGCCCATAACAAGTAAGTTCTGTCTGTATAAAGTTACCAACCCTCCAATTACTAATGATTGTACCTTCTGCTTTCTCTTTCCATCCACCTAATATTTGGTGCATATACTTATTAGGATTCCTTCTCTTAATCTCTAATACCCTTTGCAGGAATGATGGCTCTAAGTTAGCTTTATTATCTTTATAGGTAGTATGTATGTACGTAGTGTTACCTTTAACACCATTTATACCATCTTTAACCAACGCATTTCTAAAAAACCTACCATATATCCAATGCTCTTTAGTTGTTGGATTTAAGATAAGGATAACCCTGTTTTGCTTACCTTTAACACGAACAGATAAATCTATCTTATCAAACGTTTCTTCATCTGTAAGTTCTTCTGCTTCATCCACAACAAATGCAGTAATACCATTTAAAGACTTTAAAGCGGCAGTTTGATTACCTGATGAGGTTCTAATACCTTTAAATATTATACTACTACCTGTGGTAAGATTCATTATCTCATCCTTAGTTATCCTGAAGTCCTCCTGCTTACCCATTAATTCTATCTTCTCGATAAACTCAGGAATAATAGATGTAGCAGCAGATATCATTGTAAAACGAGTAAACAATATCTTCTCACCTCTCTCGTACGTTAATGATAATAACCTTAAAGTTACACCAAATGATTTACCACTACCACGACCTCCTGTAACAACAAAATACCTCGATTCGTTTTGGAAAAGAGGTATGTATTTATCATTTAAACTAATCTGTTTGCTCATCTTTTGGTGTTATATCTATTATCTTTTCTTTAACTGTCTTTTCTATATCATTACTACCATAAAAATTAATTACAGGAGCATTATTAGTTACTACCTGCTCTTTCTCTTCCTCATAAGCAAAGTCTGTTAATAGCTTCATATGGTTATAAGAACCATTCTTAGCCGCTTCTGCTAAACTTTCAAACATATTTACCTCTGAACCAAAAACGTTCTTAATAGCTTTCTTAGCGTATGCCTTACGTCTATTCCTTTTAGCTTTGTTTAATGCAGGTTTATTACTTCTCTCTCCTATTGGTGGTTTCTGTATAGGTATAGATTTCTTTCTACTATTGTTCTTTCTACCATCTGTGGGTTTAATTTCTTTGCTATTCATATTAATATAACCCTAAAACTAAATTTTGTTTATTTCTTGTTTAACTATTATACATAATGTTATTATCTCTAAGGCAGTTGTTTAATCTCAAACAATAAATAACATACTCCTGTTCGTGATTTATCCTTATTAAAAAGTATTCAGCGACACTTTCTCTAAATTCATTTGATAACGGTACAAGACTTATAAAATTCTTTAGTAAAGTACAATTAACCATTAACTCATATTCCTTACCATCAATAAAATTTATTTGAGATGTAAGAGTAAACTGATAATCTTCAAATGTAATGTTTAAATCTATTTTATCTGAGGATAAAAAGTCTATATTTTTATCCTTAATAAAGTTCAGTAAATCTATTTCTATATCATTCATAATATTTTGGTAGTTTATTATCATCCAAGTGAAAGTAAAAGTCTTTAAATGGTATGTTCCTACTTCTCTTGCAACTAACTAATGTCTTTGCAGTCATACTATCGAACTTCACTTCTATTTGTGTTTCTGCTTTCTTCTCTAATAAAGAACCTAAGTGACCAGTCGGCTTATCTGTTCCAAAGTTAGAGTGAATTACTGTTATGATATGGCAATTAAAATGTGTTGTCCAAGTCATTAACTTCTGTATTATCTCATTAGATTCCACCTGATTATTTGCTTCTGCAACTAAGTCAGCAATACCATCTATAACCACTAAACCTATTTTCTTTCCATCTGCGTGTAAATCTTCTAAACACGCTTCTATAAATTCTATCCTACTTTTATAACCTAATTCTCTTAATGCGTATGTATGGTAAAAACCTAAATCTAAATCAGGATTCATTCGCTTTACTCTCTCCATTACCAACTTTGAATGAAATTTACCTTGTTCTGTATCAAAATGAACTAACTGCTCATTTGTCCTATGGCTCTTTAAAAGACCGCTATACTCACAATTTGGACTTGCATAGGTAGAGGATATTAATGATACTAAAAATGTCTTAAAAGACTTAGGAGGTGCTTGTATGAAGCTAAAGTTGCCATACGTACACATTGGTATTGGGTATTTCTTTAAAGTGTTCTTGTTTTGATTAACTGTATAGCCACAACTAATAGCTATTGGAGGTAAACTAACCTTTTTGTTTAAGTCTACAAAACATTTCTTCTTAAACATTTCAAAGAACATTCTTCTTTCTTCTTTACTTGTAGTTTGTTCGTCTGTCATTTGTTTTTGTTTTGTTAAAATAACACACTCTGCATTTTTACAAGTGGATGCTTGGATTGTATAACAGAGTGTGTATGTTTATTTACTTAAATACTAAAATGGTAAGTCATCTACTATATCACTTGCAACAGCAGGTTCTTCTACGTTAGCCTCTCCTGTTTCCTTAAAGATACTCCACGCTTGTAATGATGTGAAGTATTTACCTTGCCATTCATTAGTACTTACGTTAAAAGATACTTTTACTGCATCTCCAACTTTATTGTACTTAGCGAAGTTATCTACTTTCTCTTGTCCGAAGATACTAAAGCAATACAAGTTATTGTATTTGTCACCTGTTTTTACAACAAACTCTTGGCTAATCCACTCTTCACCTGACTTTTTAGATGTTCCTTTTTTAGCTTCTAACACTTTTTCGATTTTACCTACTACTTCTAATCCCATAATTTCTGTTTTTACTTGTTTAATTGTTTATACATTCTACTTGTTAATTCTCTTAATCTTCTTAATACCTCGTGATTAAAACTTACTCCATACCTATCATAAAGCATATCGTGTGCAGCTTCTATCTTAGCTATATCAAAATCCATAAATTCTAACTTTGCTTTCTTCATATTGTACATAGCTTACTTAATTAGTAATTGTTTAACTGCACTACTTACACTATACTTACTTTCTACTTGCTCAATGGTAAAGTTACCTTTTAACGCTTGTACTACCTTTTTGAACTCTGTACTACCCATCTTCAACTCAGGCTTTCCTGAAGGCTTACTATGGTTGTTTGTTGCATCACTATCTTTAGTGTCATCAATAAGTAATAAATTACCTAAAGCGTATTTCTTAGCGTAACTACTTGCCGCACCTGTTCTCTGTGGATTCTGCATACCTTTAGCATCAAAATCTAATACCGCAGTACCTACTGATTCAATTTTCTCTACTTTGTTGTCTACATCTAAGTCAAATATCTGTGCTACTGATTCCACAAATAAGAATCCTTCCAATGCTTTTAACTCTTCAGTTATTTTAAACATTACTTTGTACTTGTACGCTATTGGTTTAATAGCTTCTAAAATGTCCTCAGCACTACGATAATTGTACTTACCAAAGTTGTTTCTCTGACCTTTGTTTACTTTCAGTTCGGTCTGAATAATTTGCAATTTCTGTAAAATGTTCATCTTAATTGTTTTGGGTTAATAATTCCTTTCTTACTACTTTCTTGTACTCTTTAGGACAATCTTTGTCTGTTAATTCTAAAACGTACTGCTCTAATTCTGTTACTCTGTCGTACAAAGCTATTATTCTTAGCCTTTGAAACTCTACTAATTCATTCATTTGTTCTTGTTTTTAATTATACATCAAAGATAGTCTTTTTTTGCTTACTAAATGTTAAAGAAATGTTAAAATCTAATAAGGTTTAAAAAAGAGTGGCTTTTACACCACTCTCTAAAACAAAAATCACAAAACAAAACATATCATATTATTACTATCTCAGGCTTTCTTATGTAGTTATCCGTATCAAAGTAAATACTCTCTTCATATAAGTGTATTCTTTGGATTCCATACTGTATTAAACCTTTTACAAGTGTAAATCTTTTCTCTTTACTTAAACATCTAAACTTAACTCCCTTTCCTAATCTATGTGGATGGTCTGAAGCTAATCTTATTCTATCAGCATAGGCTTTAGATGTATATCCTAATTCTATAAAACCTGTCAATCTTTCTACTTTAAATATCTTGTCTAATATAAAAACAGGTGCAGATTCCATAAACATCTTACCACTACCTAATTGTTCAGGTGTATCGAACATACTCCACTTTAGAACTTTCAACCCTTCGGTGTCCATTTCCTCTGTGTAATCAGCAGTATAATCTACTGAATAGTATTTGAAGATGTCATTACGCTTCTTGTACTTCATTTTCTATTTCTTTTTGTAAGTTAGCTAACGCTCTCCAAGCAACTTTTGCGCTATGTCTTACACCATCATCATCCATTGTTCCTGCATCCATTAAATGTCTTGTAAGAGCATCTAATTCATCACCGCTCTTACTTCTATCCCAATGTAAAGGTGTATTAGGGTTGTGCTGGTCATTACCTTTAAAAGAACATTGTGCTACTGCTTTTATTGCATCAGGAAAATACCTTAATACACCGCTAAATATAGGTGTTTCCTTTCTCTTCTTTGCTTCTATTAATTTGTAGTCTACATCGTTATTCATTATTATCATTGTATTTTATTTTAGTAGATATGCTCTCTAATAGATTGTAGGCATACTTTATTATCTTTCTTTTATTACCGAAATCTGTGTTTATTGGACAGTTGGTTTTATTTAATTCTGACTTAACTATTGCATCAATGTTACTATTAATATTAAAAACATAAACACCTTCATCATCAGTTACAATATAAAGAAATATTTTTCCTTTTATCTGTGATTTCTGATAATTAGAAAACAACTTGTTAGCTTCTATTATTTTTGTAGAATAATAAGACCTTCTGTTTTTTATTTCAACAATGTAGTTATCATCTTCAGCATCATAAGAACTAAACTTATCTCCTTTCAAGACAAGCATAGTTCCATAATTCTTATTAATAAAATCTACTGTTGATTGCTCGTTCATTACAGACCCATCTTAACATTAAATGCAGTATGTCCTCCTATAACGACACCACAACCAATAGCTTCTTTCTTACCACCCTGCATATAACCCATAGCGTAAGATTTACTATCAATACCACAACCTACTGCCATACCAAAGATTGCTCTTGTTTTACCAAACATCCACTCACAATAAAAATCTGTATGATAATGTCCTGACACAGTACTAACCATATCTCTTTTAGCCGCCATACGTGCTTTACCACTTTTATCTCCGTGAACGTATCTAACACCATCAATGTAAACTTCCGTTACAAACCTCCAATTAGGCGTTTCTAAGACCTCTCCAAACTCTTTAATCCATTTGCTTGGTATGTTAGATGATTGTGCCTTACGGATGATAATTCTGTCGTGGTTTCCAAGTGTTACATCTGCATCAGGAAATGCTTTATACCATTTAGCTAATTTCTCAATGGCTTGTTCTAATTCATATTTACCACCTAATCCTTCTGCATCTGTTTCGTGATAAGATGAGTAATGATTATCTATTACATCACCAATAAATACTACTTTATTACAGTTGTGCTTGGCATATGTCTCCTTGCAAAAATCTAAATATCCATCTAAGCAAAAAGGCTCGTGTAAATCGCCTATTACTAATACTCTGTCCTCTACTTTAATTAGATTATTATAGGCTTTAAGTATTTGCCCTTTTAATCTTGGTCTAAAATCTTTCATTACTGTTTTTGTTTAATTGTTTCTGTATAATTATCAATGGCATTCTTAATTCCTTCACAAGCTAAGTAATTTTCCTCCTCTTCAAAGCAACTTAATACGTGGCTCATTTCATCAACGGTTATACCGTCTTTTAAGTCTTGTAAAGCATATTCGTAGAACTCAAATACTACTAATTTACTCTCGATTTCTGATTTCTGCATAAATGTTTGTTTTTAGTTTTAATATATTATAGCACTCTAAAAATTTGTCCTTAGCATCATCTA